AGATAAAACAGAGAAAGAAATTTCTAATGGGATTAATCATTATTATTTTTTAAAAGAAGATATAGATAAAATAAAATTTGTTCATGAAAAAATATTTAAATTGTTCAATGAATATCATTCTATTTATCCAGAAATAAATATTATTCCAGGTAATAAAATATTAACTGAGTTTAGGTTTAAACATTTTAAACCTGGAAATTATTTTAGTAATTGGCACTCTGAACTTAGTTATAAAACACCTATGAGATTGGTCGGTTTTACAATTTATTTATCAGAGCATAATTGTGGGACTGAGTTTTTTGACGGTACTTATATAAAATCTGAAGAAGGAAAAGCTGTTATTTTTCCAAGTTCATTTACTCATACACACAGAGGTCAACCATGTCCTGATAAAAAAGATAGATATTTACTTACTGGATATTTACACTCAGTTGAAAAATGAATTTATTAGGAATTAATTTAAGAATGCATGATGCAAATATTTCTTTAAGTATTAATGATAAAGTAAAATATTTAAAAATTGAAAGAGAGTTTCAATTAAAACATGCTGGATGTGTAAATTTATATTTCATAGAACATATTTTAAATAAATGGAATATAAAACCAGATCAAATAGATGCGGTTGCATATACTGGAGATATGAATATTCCATTTTTAACTACTAATTCTTGGAACAATTCAAATGAAATAATTGAAGAATTAAAACCTAAAAATTATTATTTAGAAAAATTTAAATGTCCATTTTTTAAAATAGATCATCACTATGCTCATGCATTAAGTAAATGGCCGGTAGTTAATAAAACAGATGTAGACATGGTATGCGATGCTATGGGGGATTTTGAAGATACATATAGTGTATTTAAAAATAAAAGTGTTGTTAAAAAAATAGAAAGAGAAGAAGCTTCTTCTTTTGGAATTTGTTTAAATAACATGGCTTCTTCATTAGAAGTTACTGGACAATGGCAGGATTTAGCTGGAAAATTAATGGGTCTTAAATCATATGGAAAAATTGATCATGATTATATAAATAATTTTAAAGATGATATTAGGGAATTAGATAAATTATATAATCTTAGAACTTATTATAGAACTAAAACAAATTTAGAAAAAAATGAATTAAATAGACTGGCTTCTTGTCATTTTAAATCAGAACAAATGATATTAAATCATTTTAAAAATTTTTGTAAGACAGATGATATTATATCTTATTCTGGTGGTGTTGCACAAAATGCAGTTCTTAATAGTTTATTAAAAAAACATTTTAAAAATTTAAATGTATTACCTCATTCTCCAGATGACGGATTGTCTTTAGGATTAATTGAGTTCTTAAGAAAACATTATAAACAACCGATATTTGACAAAAGTAATTTTCCTTATTGGCAGGATGATATTGCACCAAAAACAAATCCTACTGATAAAACAATTAAACAAGTATCCGAATTTTTAGCTCAAGGTAAAATAATAGCTTGGTATCAAGGACATGGTGAACTTGGTCCAAGGGCATTAGGAAATAGATCAATATTAATGAACCCTTTAATTAAAGATGCAAAACAAATTTTAAACGATAAGGTTAAAAAAAGAGAATGGTTTAGGCCATTTGGAGCATCTATATTAGAACAATATACTAATAAATATTTTAATTTTAATGATAAAAGTGAATATATGTTATATGTTGCAGATGTATTAGATAAAGATAAATTTTCTGCTATTACTCACATAGATGGGACTTGTAGAATACAAACTGTTGATCAAAATAATAATTATTTTAATCAATTACTTTATGAATTTAATAAATTAACTGGAATTCCAATGTTAATAAATACCTCTTTAAATGTTAATGGAAGACCAATTGCATCTAGACCAATAGATGCATTAGAATTGTTTGATAGCAGTGCAATTGATTATTTAGTAATTGGAGACGAAATTTACAAAAAATAACTCTATATTTTAACTTAACCTAATATAAGGTATAATGCCTTATGCCTTTAAAGAAGATACCATTAGCCCCTGGCTTTGATAAACAAGACACTGCATCTCAAGCAGAAGGTCGTTGGATAGATGGAGATTATGTTCGTTTTCGTTATTCAAATCCTGAAAAAATAGGAGGATGGCAACAATTATTACCTGAGTTATTAGTAGGTTCTGCCAGAGAACAGTTTATTTGGTCAGATCTTAAAGGAAACCGTTATGCAGCCATTGGCACAAATAAGTTATTAGTTATTTATTTTGAAGGTCAATACTATGATATTACACCATTAGATACTCCATTAACTAGTTGTACTTTTACATCTACTACTGGATCCTCAACAGTTACAGTTAATAAAGCAGGACATGATTTAGAGATTGGAGATATTATTAAACTTACATCTGTATCTCTTCCTGGTGGAGGTGTTACTACTTATACAACTTCTGATTTTACAACTAATTTATTTGAAGTACAAACAACTCCTACTTCTGGAACTTTTACTATTACAATGCTTACAAATGAAACTGGAACAGGTATGTCTGCTCAAGGTTCTGCAACAACTAATCCTTATTATAATTTTGGTCCATTTGGTCAAACTTATGGATATGGTTATGGTACAGCTAACTGGGGAGGATTTAGTTCAACTGTTACTCAAAACCAACTAAATGGATCTATTGATAATTCTCAAACAACTATTACAGTTGACTCAACAACAGGTTTTCCAGCGTCAGGTACAATATTAATTGATTCTGAATTAATTACTTATGCTAGTAAAAATGCAACTCAATTTTTAACATGTGTTAGAGGAGTTGAAGGAACAACAGCTGCTTCTCATAATGATAATACAAAAGTTTACGATGCAGATACATTTGTAGGATGGGGTCAATCTTCTTCTGTGCAAACTCCTATTAGATTAGATCCTGCATCTTGGTCATTAGACAATTTTGGAGAAATATTAATTGCTACAATGCATAATGGTCCTACATTTATTTGGGATCCAACAAATACGGGTCTTGGAGGAAGAGCTACAATTAATACTAATATGCCTATTAAATCTGTAATGACTATTGTTTCAGATAGAGATAGACATGTAATTCATTTAGGAACATGTACTACAATTAATAATGGTGCAACTCAAGATAAGATGTTTATTCGTTTTTCTGATCAAGAAGATTATGATGTTTATCAACCTACATCAACGAATACCGCTGGAACATTTAGATTAGATGATGGAACTAAAATTGTAGGAGCTGTTAAAGCTAAAGACTATATATTAGTTCTTACAGATAGTGCTGCATATACCATGCAGTTTGTTGGTCCTCCTTATACTTTTACTATTAGAAAAGTAGGATCTAATTGTGGTTGCTTAGGTCAACACGCAATGGTGTTTGCACAAGGTGCCGTGTGGTGGATGGGGGATTCTGGTGGATTCTTTGTTTATGATGGTACAGTAACTTCTGTTCCTAGTTTAGTAGAAGATTATGTATTTTCAACTATTGGATCTGAAAATCCTGGTCTTAATTATAACGCAGATGAAATAACTTATGCTTCTCATAATAGTTTATTTACAGAAATAACTTGGTTTTATGCAGATGCTGCATCTTCTAATATTAATAGATATGTGACTTATAACTATGCGGAAAAAGTTTGGACAACAGGAACTATGGCAAGAACTACTTATGCAGATGCAAGTGTTTATGATTTACCTCATGCAACTAAATATGATCCAAACGTTACTCCAACATTCCCAGTAGTCAATGGCGTGTCTTTAGGAGCAACTTATTATTATGAACATGAAACTGGAGTAAATGAAGTAGATTCAACAGGAGCTAAAACTGCGATACCTGCATACATTAGATCAGGGGATTTTGATTTAGATGTAGATGGAGATGGCCAGTATTTCTTAAAACTTAATAGATTTATACCTGACTTTAAAAATTTAGAAGGTAATGTAAAGGTCACTTTATTTTTAAGAAGCTACCCTGCCGACACAACAACGGCCAAAGGACAAACAACGATTGGTCCTTTTACTGTAAATTCTGATACAGATAAAATAGATACTAGAGGAAGAGCAAGATTAGCTAGTATTAAAATAGAAAATGATGCTATAGATGAGACTTGGCGTTATGGAATATTTAGAGTAGATATACAACCAGATGGAATGAGATAATGGCTAAAATAGATTTTTACGTACCAGAACCTAAACCAGAATATAATATAGATGTTCAAAGACAAATTATACAAGCTATTGATACTTTAAAGAGTCAGTTAAATACTTCTTTTTTAGAAGAACAAGTACAAGAGACACAAAGATTTACTTGGTTTAACATGAGGTTTGGCTGCTAATGAGTTGTGATAATATAAACATAACTACACAACCTGTAAGTATTGGTGGTAATAACGTTGATGCCTTTGGAAGATTAAGAGTATCTAATCCTTTAACTATCTTTGACAGTAAAAATATAATGTCAAAGAATAATCTATTTGATGAATCTTTAACAGGTGGTGGAACAGTTAGTTATACAGCTAATAAATCAACAGTTAATTTAAATGTTACTGAAGTAAGCGGAGACAAAACTATAAGACAATCTAAAAGAGTTATGTCTTATCAACCTGGTAAATCATTACTTATTTTTAATACATTTGTAATGAATACTTTAACTGCAAACTTAAAACAAAAAGTTGGATTATTTGATGCAAATAATGGAATATTTTTTTATGCAGATGGAACAACACTTAAAATAGTAAGACGTACTTATACATCAGGAGCTGCAGTTGATACTGAAATATCTCAATCAAGTTGGAATGGAGATAAATTAAATGGAACAGGTGCAAGTGGATTTACATTAGATCCCGCTAAATCAAATATATTATTTATAGATATTGAATGGTTAGGAGTAGGTTCTGTTAGAGTTGGATTTGTTATTAATGGTCAATTAATTACAGCTCATACATTTTTTAATGCTAATAATTTAACAACGGTTTACATGCAAACTGCAAATTTACCAATTAGATATGAAATAGAAACAGCTGCAACTTTAACAGCTGGAACTTATACGTTACAACAAATATGTTCTTCTTGTATTTCTGAAGGTGGTTATGCACCAAAAGCCGTAGAACAAATGATTGGTACTGCATCTTTAACTGGAGTTAATTTAACAACTGCTGGAACTCTGTATAATTTAGCAACGATACGAATTAAAACATCAAGACCTTATGCAGTGATTGTGCCTGCTGGATTTATAGCCTCTGGAATAACAAATTCTGATTTTGAATTACAATTAATTCTTAATGCTACTCCCTCTACAGCATTTTCTTATACAAGTTATTCAGACAATGTAGAATATGATTTAACAGATACTACTACTATTACAGGTGGTACCATTGTCGCTAAAGCTTACATAGCTGGTAAGAGTAGTTCTGTTGCTAGCGTAGGAGATGGATTTAATTTTGATTATCAACTTGGTCAAACAATAGCAGGAGTATCTGATACGTTAACTCTCTGTGCTAAAGCAGCAGCAAACAATGATGATGTTCTTGGCACAATTAAATGGTATGATTTAACATAATGGCAAATTTTTATAAAAACGCATTCTATGCTCCTACAACTACAAATACTGTTACAGTATATTCATGTCCATCTAATTCAAGAGCAATTATACAAAATATACAAGTAACAAATGAAGCTGGATCTAAAGTATTAAAAGCATCTATATATGATAATTCTGTAAGTACTAATTTTCAAATAGCTTATGCAAGTATAACTGGTCCTACAATATGTAATATAGCAAGTGGTCCTATTATATTAGAAGAATCTGATATACTAAAGCTTGAAACTTCTAACGTATCGTATATAACTGCGGTAGTGTCAATTTTAGAAATGAACAGAGAAGATCAAAACGGTTAATGGCTAAAAAAGTAAGTATTGGTAATGGTCAGTTTATAAAACAAACTAATAAAAAAAGACCAGGACGACATAGCAAAAGACCTAATAAAAGAAACGATAAAAAAGAATATAGAGGACAAGGAAGAAGATAATGTTTTACATATGGCATACTTTAATAGTAATTCTATTCCTAGCTTTTTCATTTTATTTAGGATATAGATTTGGTAAAAAAAATAAAGAATACAAAATTACCTACGAAGAAAAACCAAAAGTAGGAAAATGTCCAATGGGGTTTAACTAATGACTGAAGATATAAAATTAGAAGATCAATATATAAAAGGTTATGAAACAATAAATGGGGAACAAGTACCTATTATTAAATGTCCTACAAAAGTAACTATTAAAAATAAAGTTACTGGAGAAGTATATGAATCAGAAGAAGCTGCTAAAGCAGATATAGCTAATCCAAATACACCTACGAAAGAAGAACATATTTCTAGAGATGTTGCAATAACAGTTGCACATTTAGCTTTATTTGGTAGAAGTAAATAATGAATCCAAGAGGTGGTACCGAGTTACAACTAGAGTTTTTAGAAAAACACGTAGATAAAAAGTTATTAAACGAATTTCAAATAACAACTTCAGTTCCTGAAAAGATACCTTTACACCCTACTAAAATTAATATTCTTTGGCAAAAGAATTCTTACGATCAACCTAATCTTGCACCTTGGTTTAATGATAAATCTAATCATAAAAAATATGATTGGTATGTATTTAATAGCCATTGGAATTATGAAAAGTTTAGATACAAATTTGATATACCAACAGAGCGATGCACTGTTATAAAAAACGGAGTAGTTAGATTTCCTAAAAGAACTATTCCATATCAAAAAGGTGAGCCCGTAAAACTTATATATCATCCAACTCCTTGGAGAGGATTAAGTGTGTTATTAGCAGCAATGCAACACATTAAAAATCCTTTAATTACTTTAGATGTATATTCATCTACACAAGTATATGGAGATGCTTTTAAATCAGCTAATGATGATATGTATAAACCTCTATATGATCAAGCAAGACAATTACCTAATGTAAATTATATTGGATATAAACCACATGAATATATTTTAGAACATTTAAAAGATTATCACATATTTGCATATCCAAGTATTTGGGAAGAAACATTTTGTATATCAGCATTAGAAGCAATGGCTGCAGGACTATATTGTATTACAACTGATCTTGGTGCTTTATTTGAAACATGTTCAGAATGGCCTATTTATGTACCTTATGAAAAAGATTATTATAAATTAGGAGAACAATTTGCAGCTGCAATTGAATCTGCAGTAGAACATTTACATGAACCTCATTTACAAAAACATTTAAATGAACAAAGTAAATTTGTAGATTACTTTTACAATTGGGATAAACAAGGTAATCAATGGACTAATTTTTTAACAGGAGCATTAAATGCAAGACTCAAGTAAACCAATATGGGTTAATAA